GAAAAAAAAAAAAAATCCAACCAAAAAAAAAATACCATGATTGATATCCGAATCTCTCCAAGCGAAGTTGTCACCGCAAAGAAAGCCATCCGCGAGATGGTGCAACGTCACAACCGATACGCCTTCTGGAACACGATCGAATTGCGCTGTCCTCAGACGGGCTGGTTTGAGTCTTTGTACGATCATATTCAAGTGATCGACCACGAGCGTACAGCCGAGGATGACGATGACTGGACGTTCTTCTTGCGCGTTGAATTTGATGGCGTAGAGTACATCGCCAACTCCATCGAAGCTTACTTTGGAGAGCGCAACGTTGCTTTTTTGTGATACTTAATTCTGAGAAAAATGAAGATGATTACAGAGTATCGCTACAACGCGATTGAGACAGCAGCAGTTGAAGCCTTGGAAAAGGCTGGATTCGAGCCTGAGTGCTATGCCTATGACAACGCCAAAGCGAAGGAAATCATGATTAACGGCCTGACCGTGTTTTTGCCCAATACCACCAAGGACAACTGCGACGAGGGAGAGTACAACACCTTTATCATTCCGTGGGATCGCTATGGGACGGGTCGAATGACTTGTAACTTGCGCACAATTGGTGGTGTAATTCGATTCATTCGCGAATGCACACACCCCGACACCCACACCGATGCGGAGATCGAGGCGTTCATGCTCAAAATTGAGGCAATCTGTACGTCATGAGCCAGTTCACAGAAATCATCACCAAGTTTGAGGGTACATGTTATGAGACGGGCCGACGCATCCCAAGGGGTGCAGCCGCCCTGCTCAGCACCAAGACAGCAAACCTGTACTCTTGGGAGAGCGAGATGTACAAGAAGCATCGTGAACGGGAGTGGGACAGCGTAGATCTCGCCAAGGGCATCGCTAAATACTTTAAGCCATGATTTGGGACGGAGGTGGATACTGGATCGTGGATGGATGCCGCGTTGACGAGAAACCTGCATGCAAGGAGTGCTTTGGTCATGGCCAGGTATGGACCGAGGATTGCGAATTTCTCGAGACATGCTGGAAGTGCGAGGGCACTGGACTGGTTGCGGGGGCGGAGTGGGTCCCTAGCTACGAGGACGAGTTTTTCGAAAGAAAGAGAGGTAAGTAGATACCTATTTAGATATATATTTCTCTCTCTCTATCTTAATCTATTCTGTTATCTAGATATGTAGATATATCTAGATATATGGCCCCAAGAAAAAAAAAGCAAGGAAAACACGGTTTTTTTTTCGCGATGGGGTCTTTCGGGAAATAATTTGCGGAAGTGACCTCTGTCTGTGTACATTGCTCGTCCGCACCAATAAATGCCAATGAACTATTTTGAGAAACTTAAGAGGCTGGTCAATGAGAGAATCAACCCCAGCCGTGACAAGAAATACGAGATTTACGAGGTCGTCATTAAAGGTGTTGATGATGGTGAGTTGTGGCGTTTTGGGTATGACGACGCCTACCTTCTTGTTCAGGATCAAATGCCTGAAGCTCGTTTTGACGAGGTCGTGCAGGTCGTCAACATGATGGACTTTACAGGGCAGCTTAAATGGATTGGGAACACCAAAAGAGGTGCTGGTTATATGCCCATGTTTCAAGTCAACAAGGAGGTGCCATGCCCGTGATGAGACCCAGCCCCTACGTGTACCCAGGCATCCCAGCCAGCGACGTAAAGATGTCCGCTCGGATGTTCATGTACAATTACATTCAGGCCAATGGGGTCAGCTTGAGAGCGTTGCAGCAGCTGGACCGCAGAAAAAAAATCGTCGAAGTCAGGAGCATGCTTATGTACGTCCTACGGGAGCACTTTGAGATGATGGACTACGACATTGGTAGCCTCTTAGAAAAAGACAGGACCACGGTCTGCTACCACGTAAAAAAGACAAGTACGCGCCTGAGCATGAATGACAAGGTGACCATGGCGTACTACAAAAAAGCACTCACAATTCTTAATCGTTACCCCTATGAAGAAGATCATTGATCTGGGCGTAAAGGTCTCCGCCCTAAGAGAGGCCATGAAATTTGCTGTGACAGCAGAAAACGGTGAGCAGTACATCAACCTGCGCATGATTGAGCTGGACAACAAGCAGTATAGCGACTACAACTGCGTGGTCAAAGTCCCCAAGGAGGACTACGACAATGGCATCAAAGGGCCTCTGGTGGGCTGGGCCAAATACGTCAAGCCCAAGCCACAGGGGGAAGGCGCTGGAAATAATTCAGCACCCGCTAGCAACAACTCATCAACCCATGAGGACTTGCCGTTCTGATGCTGATCCAAGTGAATTTAACCGAACTCGCAGCCATCGACTACGAGGGCTTGCGCACGTTGAAGGCGTTGGTGAAAATTCACTACGGGCAAAACATGAACGATGTAGTAAAAGACCTAGATTTGTCATCGAGCGAGTCTAGCGCTCTCATTCATTTTTTGGTTAATGGGGGTGGACGGCAACGGTTGTCCACCCTTTTTTGTCAGCCATTGAGTGAGGACATCAATAAGTTTTGCGCGAAGGTTGTCCGTAAGCTTAACGACACACTGCGAACTGACTATCAGATTGATGACGTCAGCCCATATGTGAGTGTCCTATACAAGTCAGGCCACAACAAGTTTGAGGACTACGTCAGCGTCATAGAAGATAGAGCGAGGGAGTGGCAGCCAGACAGGCGCATGAGACAGCACCTGAGGCCTAGTACGTTGTTTGGGAAAAAATTTCATGAGTACCTGCAACTTACCCGTATCCAGCAGCTGCCCTTCGACCAGGTTAAGTGGAACGATGAATTTACGGGCGTATGAATTTGACCCAAAAAGCGAACGAGAGGTACGCTGGATTGCAAAACCTACGCAATGAGCAAAGACCTGATCCAGTCGTCACAGGGAATGCCCAACTTGACGACCTATACATTCCTCGGAAGGGATATCCCCTTTTCATCGCGGGTGCTCCGCATCATGGCAAATCGCTATTTCTTAAATGGCTTCTGACATGCTGGAGTGAACGCCATGGGTGGAAGCACTTTGTGTACATGGGGGAAGAGGGTAGTGTCGATGAACTTATCCTAGACTTCTGTGAGGCATACGTGCGTAAGCCTGCCAGGCGCGTGGACTGGAGGGGAAAGGAGCAGGCCCATATGACGGACACCGAATTTGAGGTGGCTGTGCGATGGGTCAACGACCACTTCACATTCTTCGATGGTGATGCCGTTGGAGATAGTGGGTTTACGCCAGACCTCTTCTACGCCACGGCTGCTGACCTTCAGGTCGACACCACGACTATAGACCCGTGGAACGATGTGGCAAGGGATCTACGAAACGTTGGTGGCAGGGAGGATGTGTGGTTGACCGAGGAGCTGCGCAAGGTTCGTCAGCATAGCGCCAAGCACGACCGTGTCGACATCATCTGCAACCACATCGCAAAGCTCAACGCCGACGCCACGACATTGGGTGGTAAGCGCTACCAGAAGCCAGCGCTGCCCCAAGAATGGGCTGGTGGACAGGCGTGGTACAGGAGAGCGTTTACGATGCTCCTTGTGTACAGGCCGCCTGTGGACCAAATCATGCGAGAGGGAGAGCCTATCATCGTGGACGGGGAAACTTGGATCATCAACCAAAAGAGCAAGCCAAAGGGCACTGGTCGGCTTGGAACAGCCAAGCTCCGATTGAATCGACAAACTAATCATTTTGAGGACCTATGATGTACGCCAGAAACCTTGAATCATATGAGCGCATCATCAACCGACTGAAGGTTGGTGGCTTCCTAGAGTGTCTGCGGCAATGGCAGGCGGAGGAATCTGATAACAGGTGGAAGGCGAGATGCAAAAGCATGACCAACTGCCTCACCATCATGATGGATCAGGAGTACGGGCTTGAAAACAAATATGGGCAGATAGCACATAGTCTGGCTGTTGAGAGAAATATCAGCCTAAAAAGCCAGGTGCGAGTTCAACAACTAGAGGAAGAAAACTTTAGATTGCAAAAAGAAGTGGACGAACTCAAAAGAAGCATCAACAAATGGATGGGTTAGGCGACGACGAATACGAGCTGATTGACGAGAACATCATCATCCTGACTGAGAAACTCAGGGAGGAAGGTATAGGTCACATTTACATCCGAAGCAGCCCCTGCGGGGAACGTTTTAGCGTGGCCATCAACGGCAACGAACACCAGATCTTAGACATGTTTCTGTTCCTGTTTGACGAATACCCCATCCTTGCCAATCTGGCCAAGATTGCCCTGATTGTAAAAGACGAAGAAGACTCACAACAAAATTAATTATGCCTAGTAGAGGATACGTAAAACCACGCAAAGCGAAGGAGCGCCTTGAGATGCGCCAGAAGGCTTTTGCCAACCTGAAGAACAACAAGGGATTCACCAAGCCTGGCAGCAAGCAGGGCTACTAATCAAAAAAAAATGTCACAATTAACTGAAGAACAGAAGAAAGAGTTTCGGCAACTGACCGACGAATGTGGACTCACTCAAGACGACTTCCACTTCCACAAGCACTACTGCATCATCAAGCGCAAGGGCATCGAAAAGATTCAAGCCAACTATGGCATCACGGTGGAATTCGAGGAGGTGCTGTGTGAGCCTATGTTCTTTTGCCTTAAGGCCAAGGGCAAAATTCTCATGGAATATGAGAACAGCAAACAATGGATGTTTATGGAGACCTACGGATCGGCCTGCCCCAAGAACTGCCAGACGGCATACCTGCCTGAGATGGCTGAGAAGCGCGCTCTCTCTCGCGTGGTCCTCAAGCTGGTAGGCTTGTATCAGTACAATATCTTCGGCGAGGACGAAATCGACGAGAAAGAATGAATCATGGCAGCCTATTCTCTGGCATTGGCGGGTTTGACTTAGCGGCGGAGTGGATGGGTTGGACCAACGTGTTCAACTGCGAGTGGGAGGAGTTTCCTCGTCAGGTTCTCAGACACCATTTTCCAAAAACCAAACAATATGGAGACATCAAAGACTTCGACGCGACAGCTTACGCTGGACGAATTGATATCCTCACAGGAGGGTTCCCATGTCAACCCTATAGCGCAGCAGGACGAAAGCTCGGAAAAGATGATGACCGCCACCTGTGGCCCGAGATGCTGCGCGTTATTAGAGAATGCTCCCCGCGTTACGTCGTGGGCGAAAACGTTCGCGGCCTTGTTAGTTGGAATGGAGGGTTGGTCTTCGAAGAGGTGTGCGCTGACTTGGAAGCTCTCGGGTACTCCGTACAACCGTGTCTACTTGGTGCTGCAAGCGTCAACGCTCCGCACAAACGAATGCGAGTATGGTTCATTGCCCACGCCGAACGCGTTCGACTGGAACACCCCGAGGAGCGACGAGGCATGGGAGAGGTCCAAGGACAAGTGGGGCGACAGCCTACACACACCTCTCAAGCAGTTGGCGGCCCAGGGCCTATTGCCCACACCAGCCACCAGAGACTACAAGGGGGCAAACAGCATGGAGCATCTAACCAGAGAGAGCAGCAATCGGAATCACTTAGATCAATTGCCCAACGCGATCAAATTGGCAACTGGGAACACTTCCCAACTCAACCCCCTGTTTGTGGAGGAGATGATGGGATTCCCAGAGAATTGGACTCTATCGCCTTTTCTAAATGGCGTAAAGAATCCATCAAAGGATATGGGAACGCCATAGTCCCGCAAGTGGCCCACCAAATCTTCAAAGCAATAGAGCAATATGAGCGACTGGATAGATAACATGTTCGATGCCGTTGAGGGCATGATTGAACTCAAGCAAGACGAGATTGCTGAGCAGGAGCTATGGAAGATTCAAGATAGGCTGCTGGCTCTTCTTGAGCGATGCAAGTTCGAAGACAATGTTCACAAGCATTATGTCGATGAGATTTTAGATTCGGATCTGTCGTGGGATAAGTATCAAGAGTTAAAGAACTACTTCGATGCCCACGTCCTAGATGTGCGCTACGAGTATGCACCATCGCAGAAAAGAGTGGCGGCATTCATCCGAATGATCTCAGGACTTGAAACGTGAAGCTCAACATTCCCGAATCGTTTTACAAGAAACGCCAGGCGGACGTCAAGATTCCTAGGAATCAAACAATCCTTGTACTTAGCGACATTCACTGCCCGTACCACGATGTGGACGCATTGACTCGGGCCATGTCCAGCGTTGAAGATCCAGATAGCGTCATCCTCTTGGGTGACGTTTTGGATTTTCATCGTATCAGCAAGTATCCCAACGATAGAGACACCCTCTCATTCACAGAGGAACTCATCATTGGCAAGCAGTTGCTTTATGGCATCAGGGAGCGATTCCCCAACGCCAAGATCTACTACATCGAAGGCAACCACGAGGTTCGTCTGGACGCATACATCCAACGCAACGCAAACGAGCTAAGCGACCTGCCTAGCTTGCGCATGGAGGCGCTGTTGAGCCTCGATGACCTCGATATACCCTACATCAAGAATGGCTTCATCCACTGCGGCGATATGACGTTCCTGCATGGCCATGAGATGCGCGGCATCGGAGGGGTGAACCCCAGCCGTAAGCTCTTCGCTAAGATGCACAAGAGCGCTATGTGTGGGCATCTCCACCGCCCCGACGTGTTCTACACCAGAGACGGTGCTGGGAAGCTTATCCAGTGCCATGTCATCGGTCACTTGGGAGAGCCTAATCCTCGCTACCACCCTCGTAATGATTGGCAGCATGGCTATGCTATTGTGGATGTTAGCAAAAATGGCTATATTCGCGTTCAGAATCAAATCCTAGAGCCATGAATGAAATCATCCAAGACCTATGTGAGGATCTCCGTCGCATCAGACGCGCACGCCGCATCAGTCTCGACGAGGTAGCAGACGCAACCAACATTGGTAAAGGCAACTTGAGTCGGTATGAAAACGGGAAGCTCATTCCCAAATTTGACACCATTGGCCGCTGGGCCGATGCCCTCGACGTAGCCGTTAAGGTGAGCCTGTTTGACCGACAGGACGCCAAAGAATATTGTCGCAAGCAAAGTATTCCAGAATAGCGTTCAGGCATTCCTCCTCTCCGACACAAAGCACAGCTTTGTAGCCTCGTTCGTTAAGGGCTAGTAACCACTCTTTTTGATGGTCGCTGGCCCTTCCTCCTTTGCGCTTGATCTCAATCATCAAGCCCTTATAGATACCCCTAGGCTCATAAAAGATGAGGTCAGGTATACCCTTGCGGTACCCTGACCTCTTTATCTTTTTGGCCTCTGAGATAGACATGCGGGCACCTCCCACGGTGGCACAATACAGGAGGTGAGGGGCATTGCCATCAATGAAGTCGACGACAGCGCACTGCACGTCAAACTCACTCGGACTCAGGTTACGCTTCTGGGTAGATGATTTTTTGCGCCGCTTCCCAGTCGCCATCCCAATCTATGTCTTCAGCATCAAAGCCAGGACAAAACGTGTCCTTGTACATGCGGTGGCCATGTATAGGAATGTTCTCGCCGTAGAGCACGCGGAAAGCATTGCAGACCTTTTGCAGAGTCAGCCATTGTGCCTCTGTAATCGTGCATGCATCCTTGTTGCGTGCGTCCCTACCACCGACAAAAGCGACCCCAATGCTGTCGTAGTTATTGCCCTTGGCATGCGCCCCAGTCATACCCAATGGCCTACCAGCACTCAACTTGCCATCATAGCCAATGTAGAAATGGTAGCCAATCATCTTCCAGCCAAAAGACTTGTGGAGACGATTGCACCAGTTCACATCATACTGCTCCTCGCGTTTAGTCGCAGTGTGGTGAATGATGATCTTGTTGATTGGCCTCATGCTCAGTTTTTGGGACGGCGACGACTCTTTCCCAAGACTACGGCTTGGAGGATTCGCTTGAGGACATCAACGAACTTGTCGTCTTTGTCGGTTTCCGTCAACGCTGTCCAAGAGCCAGCTGCGGTGATGATGATGAGGGCGATTTCAGCCCAGTTTGAAAATAAAAAGTCCATGGTGTATGGGTTAGTTGTTGCAATATAATACTTCTGTGCTGGACTTGCGATCCCCCCAAAGTTGATGATGTATATTTCCGCCTTTATAGCTCAAATTAGGGGTTAATGATGTTAAAATCCGTCAGGGCGTGCTGAGGGTTCAAATACCCTTCTTAGCCAACAAGAGTTTTAACTCGTGGATGCCGTCAACGCACTTCTGCAACATTTCTTTCATCTCGTTTTGGTCGTTTTCAAGCCTGTATACGCGGCCCTTGAGTTTCGCTACTTCGCTATTGAGTGAAACCCACACTCCAATAGCAGCGGCGATAGAGGGGATGAGTCCTACTAGTGTATCTACATTCATCTGAATATTGTTACTGTTCCGTTGATCTCAACGGCTTTGGTGGAGTTAAATGTCGTTGCTTTGATTGTCCAGATATAAACCCCGTCGGGCACAAAAGCAGCGAGCCTGTTACCAAGCCATTTGTCATTGGGGTCGTAGCTTATCCACACAAGTGTACCCCACCTGTTGTAGACGCGGCACTCCCACTTCCACCAGCACTCTGATGTCGTGACGGGCTTCCAGTAGTCGTTGCTCCCGTCGTTGTTAGGGGTGAAGGTGTTGGGGCAGAAGATGAGTGGGTCGTTGCAGTTCTCTCCCGCTTCGGGGTAGTATTCGCAAGGCCCTACAATTGTACATTCTTCGCAGTAGTTGATAGCTACTGGGTCTACGCAGCCTTGATATACGCACGAGCCGTCGTCCTCCGTGGCTTCTTCATTGTAGTTGTAAGCGAACCAATCGGTACAGCCTAGCACGATAGGCGGAGGCGGTGGGTCACACGCTCCATTGAGGCTCCATGTAATCCAGCTGTTGAAGATATTGTCGTCGCCAAATTCTGGGTTATCGTTGATTTGCGTGACAGCCGTCACGACGCACTCTTCAAAATAGGCTGCGTCCTGAAATATCTCGATCCAGCAGTTGGCCGTCCCCGACCCCGCCCACGGAGTTTCAAGGAGGTTGAACGTTACCGTGTCCCCCGTCTGGAGAATATCATCGTCGCCCTCACCGATGTGGAATCCAGGAAAGTTAAGGGGGAAGATGAGATAGGCCCACCCGTCAGGGTAGAAGCACGGCCACGTATCCTGAGGGTTCTCGATGGGTGGTTGGAAGGTGAGGCCCAGCAGGAATTCGCCTACGCTGTCGTTCTCTGTCATGCACGCCCCACCAAGGACCGTGATGGTCATATCCGTCGAGATAGGATTGAACCCCACGATTTCGATGTCGCATTGCCCGTAGGACAGATAAGGAATCAGAAACCAGAATAGTACCCTCTTCATTGCACAAATACTTTCTTGGTTACAGCTCCCCACTTGAGGATGTAGACGCCTGTCGCGAGCTGATTAATGTCGCCGCGCACCCGACGCCCAGTCATATCGTATACACGAGGCATACCAGCAGGGAAAAATGATCCGTAGTCACTAGCCGCTTCAATAATTACATCCTTAAGCATACCTGTAGAGAAGTCCTGTTCGAGCGGGCAATCTCCAAGGATAGTCAACATATACAGCAAGTCCATAACGTTTACAACCCCATCATTGTTTGGGTCTGTCTGGCATTCTGATTGACACCCGTATTCCAGCATCATCTCAAGGATGTCGCCATTACCTACAGCTCCGTTGCCGTCAAAGTCGAGAGGGCAGTCGCCGACAGAGAAACAGAAGGTTGTGTCGAAGAGAGAGTATTCTGTTTGCTCCGTCGCGAAGAGCACGTTGCCTCCAACCGTGGCCGTGATTCCCTCCCCCCCGAAGTCGCATACCCCATCATTCCCAAAGTCCATGGAGCACATGCCGTCCCCATTGCTGTCAGTAGCCTCGAAGGTATAGCACCCCTCATACACGCAGACCTCGTACTCGTATGTGTTCACGCCAAACGGGTAGTCCCCATCGCCAATCACGACCTCTCCTGTTGCATCGTAGAGTACCCAGTCGACTTCGTTGGCCCAGTTGTCAGTCCCCACCACAATGTCCATGACCTCGCCATATACGGTCTCAATAGGCCACCAAGCGTAGTCGTTGTCTTGGTATTGGTCAAGCTCGCTGACCACCTGTACCTCGAACATCTGCGCTCCATCGACATATACACCCTCAAACATAACCTCGTGGGTGCCAGTAGGAACGTCGAATAAGTACTCTACGTATTGGTTTCCATTGACGTAGAGCTGCACCTCTATGATATCCAAAGGAAGTGTCCCTTGGTTTACTATGTCGACCCAGATATCTTGAGTGGGCGTGCACCACGTCTGCTGGTAGTAAGCAGCAAGTGGGGTGGCGTCGTAGTCTACTACAGGAACACAAGACAGGTTGTCGAGCAGGCCAGACCGAACACCTTGGAGACACTCGTGCATACGCTCCGACTGGCCCACGGTAAAAGACTCGCGGCACGTCTCAGGGGTGTAGTCCATGAAGTTCTCGATTAGAGCATCAGGGCAGTCAGCAGCAAGACATCCCACGTCATTGGGTGTGGTGGGTGGCGTGTCGCATACTTCGTCACCCTGAGTCTCGCAGTTCGTCTCTACGCAGTCGTTCGAGTTAGAAAATGTATGCCAAAGAGAAAGGTGATGCCCCATCTCGTGAACCCCTGTAAACCCAAGCTCTCGACCTGGCTTCAGCGTGCCTACGTTGCCCGTGACGTTGTACAGACATACCACTCCGTCGCGACAATCCCCCGTTGGGCCGAGGTAAGCAAATCCTTGAATGCCCCAGCCTCCGTCGTTGCCGTTAATCTCGCTGACTACATAGTAATTGATGTATTCGTCAGGGTTCCAGCACCCCGCGTCACTCTTAACTTGTGTCTGATCGGCCCCGCTACCCGACCCATTGCTAATCCCATTCGCCATATACTCATCATTCCAGCTGTAATCGGTGCGAGTGATGCCGTTGGTGGGGTTGCCCTCGGGGTCGCGCACAGCCATACAAAACTGGATTTTGCTGTCGGCGAACTCTTCGTTCAGAACGTCGACCTGCGACATGATTTGTTCGTCAGAGATGTTGTTCTCCGCACCAGCGCCAGTATGTACAATATGAAATACGATGGGTATAGTCACCGTGTCCACATCATTCAAATCCACCTCTACCCGATTCGCCTCAAGCCCCATGATTTTAGGCTCAAATAGGATGGAGCATTCCTCTTGAGCTGTGATTGCGTTAAACAATAGAGTGAACAGAGAGAGAAGGAAAAGTTGTTTCATATGGTAGTTTTTAGCGTGCTTTCGGTGGCCCTTCTCCCGTATCACCTGTGACATCAGCCAGCATCTGGTCGATGATGTTCGATAGCAGATTGATTCGGTCAATCAACTCTTGTTGAGTTGGACTCGCGGGCAAATCTCCAATGTCCTCCCGCAAATCGGGTACAAAATAGTTTGTTATTTCAGTGCTCATTGCTGTACCAAAATTGTGTAGGAAGTATTGACGTATGTTGTCCCATTAGGCAGATCCGTCCTTTGGAAGAATATGAATACGAGGTCTCCCTTACTGATGGTCAGACCTGTAGCTGTCCCAGAGAAATCGTAGTGCCTATCCACTTGGGAGATGGTCACACTGAGTTCTAGGACATCAGTGAGGCTGATTGACCCACTAGCACCATTAGGTGACTGACCCGTAAGCACCCACACCTTGATTGTGTCAACATTCGTGTCGTTGCGGAGGGTGCCGTAAATCTGAAGCTGACTCACATCGGTTGGGCAGACTATACCCATGTGTGCATAATCATCAATAAGTAAGGATCGCCCCGTCTGGCTCGTGCTGTAGCCCGTGTCGGTGTCCCACCCGTACAAACTAGAACCCATGTAATATCGGCTCGTGTAGTACATGGGAATCCGCGTCGAGGACGATGCCAAGACGTATGGAGGGTAGCCCCAGCCAGGGTCTTGGGTGGTTCCGCCACTAGCTAAGTACTGGCCTTTTGTCCCTGCTGGCAATTCACTGATGACTTGGTCTGGGGAGACCATAAGAATCCTGTCGTTGGTAATGCCAGTTCTAGGGTTACTACTAGCAAACACATCAGCAAAGCTGCCCATTGGGAGGTAGGCAGTCGAGCTAACCGTGAGGCTTGCGATGCCCGTCTTGTCAGGCGTAAGGTTGACGTGACTTAGCTTCTTGCTGTCCACAACGGGAAGTCCTGGGCGCTTGCCCCTGCGCTGAGCTTCACGAGTAAAGTCTATAGCCTCAGTAGGCAGCCCGCCAGAGTCATTGCCGCTCGTGCCAGTAGGATCGCGTCCCGTGTCTTGAGCCTCCGTTATCGAGTCCAAGTCACGCCCCATCTGCACGCAAGTCAAGTCGGTGATGCCGCTTGTCAGTTCGTGACGGATAGATATGGGGCACATCTGTAGCTCGGTGCCGTCTATGGTAAAGACGGGGCGATATTCATAATAAAGCAGGTCTTTGAACGTCTGCCCCGACACGTAGTTCTTGGGCTGCAACTTAAGGTCATAGACGTATCGAGAGCTGTTACGGAAACGCATGTACTCATCGGCATGCACCTCGTATAGATCGCGGGCCGCGCCAAAATAGCCAACACCGCTCACAAACGACCCGTAAGATTGAGAGTAGTCTTGGTCACCAGTGCCAATGTAGAGATATCCATTAGTACCAAACCACCCATTAGGACGGCCGCCAACAACACTAGCTGGCATGCGCTCGACGATGTCTGTCTTGGGGTTGTTGCTTGCGGCAAAATATACGGCATCATCACCCTTCTCGCCTGTGCCAAGGAAGAACCTGACATTTTCAAATCGCACATTGGCGCGAAGGAAGTCATCCATCTGAGTCTCGCTAAATGCAGAGCCTCCAGAGTCGTAAGCAATGACGTCTATCAGATACACCTCGATGCCAGTTTGATTTGCTGCGCCATCGGGAAGACTGGGGATGTCGATATCTAATGGCAGGCGGAAGTTGTGGAAGTTCTCAGCCTGAGACCCCATCATGTTGTTGCGATGGCGGAGACGATCAACCTCGCTATCGTCTGTCCTTGGCTCCAAAACCGTGGCGACACCACCACCATACTCGTAGCTATTGCCGTCCGCATCGATGTGAACCAAGGTGGCAAATTCAGCAGGCAACTCAAGCAGGTCGGGGTTGTTAAGGACAACCTCAAAACGATCAGTACTTGTCTGCGTCCATTCAGCATCTGCTGTCGCCCTCAATGGCTTATACCATGCGTTACCTCCTGGCTTAATGATTTCGAACCCATTGGTGTTTGGAATCTCGTCGCTAGCATAACTAGCGTGAGTCACATGTTGCTTGAGGTAGTAACCACCGACTCTAATTTTGAATCGCAGAACAATCTTTGCCCCAACGGTGACGTCATTGTCAAAGTTGGTGTTGACATACGCCATGGTTTGGAAGCGGAAGGGGATGTCGGGTGGCACGTCTATCTCCGAATCTTCCAGAGGGTAATCCTCAGACCATGAAACGAGCTGCCTTGCCTCTGTTAAATTGATGCCTTGCAATTTCACACGATCCACCGTGGCGTGCTCTACGCGTGCGGGGGCCTCGTAGTAATCATGCTTACCAGTGCCAGCAGTAAATGGGTTTCCAACAACACTAAGCTGTTCAAAATCAAAATAGGTAGGCGTTCCAGCTATGACGCTTCGTAGGCGGCTGTAGAGTACGTGCGTGGTAAAGACGTTCTCAATACCAGACTCGTACCCATACTGCTGTAAGTTGTACGAGATGTTGCTGAATGTTTCAGCGTATTGAGGTGGTGCGGTACGAGGAATAGGGTATCGACCGCCAAGTACCCGTTGTGACCCGCTGTCTTTGTGAGTGTACAGAACGCCACGGAGGGCGGGCAATTGGTATCTGGTGCTACCCTCGAGAAGGTCGCAACCATCTAAGTCAGTGAAGTCTGGGCGAGCTGACAAAGCCGTAATCCCATCTCCCGCGAGGGCTGGTATCTCTAATCTGTCCTTATTATCGTTTGATCCTGACAAGCCAGTATTGAGGTGCTCAAACCCTCGGCAGGTGCTCGCGTCGTGATAGGTGGTTGGGCTAATAAAGTATAGCGTGTCGTTCCGCATATGAAGGCGACAGCCCAAGGCGATACAGATGTGCTCAAGAACCTCGTAACAAGACATGACGTCCTCGAAAACCCTAAACCCAGTACCTACTGGATTTGGTAGCGAAGAAGGCTTGTTAAAAGTCTGCTGGTTGATTTTAAGTGTGTAAAGCACACTTTTGTCATCATAGGTCAAAGAGGTTCCCCAGTTCTTGCCAAACAAATCGATGTATTCGATAATGTTTATGGGAACAACTTCGCCTGTGATGGGAGTACTACCACGAAAAAAGTTGTAAGCGTCTCTTATGCGCGTGATGGCTCGGCCAATGGTAATCTTAAGGGTCTGGTAGTCCTCGTAAGGCGTGTTGTCATCTCTTTCTTTGTACGCTACGTCTTTCAGTAGAGAGAGGCCATCAACGAACACAAGTTTAACTTGGTATGGATACCCGCCTAATTCAATTTTAATTTGATCTGGCACCAAGAAACCACGAAAGACCTCTCCCTCACTCATTTGCCCAGAAACCTCTTGAATGGACACACCAATTTTCCAGTCGGGCTGTGAAGACAAGTACTTGATGTACTCGTGGTCGTCGTCAGAATTCACATACAGATCTAGCTCTAGCTTACTTGTCGTGATGGGCGAGTAAATGCCATTTGACAAGTCATTCTCGTAGCTTACGTTGACGCCTCCCTTTGGGATATCTAAGTCTCTGCCTATGCTAAAGTCATAGCTTGTAGGGTCGTAATTAATCGTCCCCTCTTGCAGGTTGAATACCATAATCTGAAATCGCCGACCGTGGTCGTCGTCAAATCTAGATTGTGCTAGTGTTGTGTACGCCATTACCTTCCTGTTCTGAACATGTTGTACTTAGCTCGGCGGCTAGCCAAGACCAAGTCTTGACCATCCAAACGCGTGCTCAATTCCATGTCTTGATTTCCGCCACCCATCTTATTCATCAGGCTTGGGAGCTTCTCGAGCGGGATGACAGCCTCCTTACCGCTGCGGTTGTCACCAATCATCGCGAGCATAGGCCCGTTGGTGATACCACCCTCGGCTAGAGCTGGGATGCTGTTGATGAGACCCGTGAGGACACCGAGACCCACGCTGGCGGCGACGAGCTTGCTGATTGCTTCAGGCTTGCTCTCGTCCTCCATAACAGCTGCCAAGTAACGCATGTAGGCATAGCGTGCAGCAGACTTGGCAGCATCCTTAAATGCCTCCATAGCGGCCTGACCAAAGCTCTTGCTTGCATCGGCAGCCTCGCCAAGGTTCTGGCCAATCCCGAAAGAGATATCGCCAATCGTGCGCAAGGCATCGGTGTTTGACTCGGTAGCCTCCTTCGCCTTGTTTTGCGCATCCTCGAATGCCTTCTTCTTTGCGATGAGAGCCGTGAGGATATCTGCTTGCTCCAAGTACATTTCATTTTCTCGGCCAAGGGCATCAGCCAAGAAGTGGACCAAGCTGGCCTGATTGCTGATTTGAGCAGAAAGCATATCGCCTTCGTCAGTAAACATGCCAAGAGTGCTTCGCAAGTCGATTGACTCTTGGCCCTTGGCAAAGCGCAAGAGGGCCTTGGTGTACTCGTCAAAGGCAGACTCCTGATCCTCTAACGCCTTAACTTCTGGGGCAAGGCTTTCAATCTGCTTTTTGATTTCTGCAACTTGGTCGATGAACTCGCTGCGCACCTCAGGGTCGTCAATTTCACTAAAGTCCTTGAGGGCTTTGTTCAGGATCTTGAGTTTGTCGGCTTGGAAGGCAATAGTGTCTTGGCCTCCGATGCCTTTCGTGAGGAAAGTAAACCGCTCCAGACGAGCCAAATCACGCTCCATTTCTTGGATGAAGTTCATGGGGCCTGGCGTGCCCATGCCGCCACCATCCCCAGTGCCAAACAGAGCCTCCAGAGCTTTCTTAAACTCAGGGCTGTTGAGCATCTCCAAAAACGCCTTCTGCTGAGCCTCTAGGTCCTCAATCTCTTTCTGCCTCTCACGAATGAAGACGTTCAGACTCTCTTTCTCTTGCCTCTTAGGGTCAATGAGCATCCCGCCCTTGATAGTCTGGAATGGCGCATATCCCTGTTCGCCAGCGGCAGCCCTTCTCTGGATATCCTCAAGGCGTTGCTGAGCAGTAATTTGCTCACCAATCTTCTGCAACCTCTCCGCCTCTACCCTCTGTAGCTCACCTTGGATGGCTCGGGCCTTGGCCACATTAGCCACGGACTTAGCGAACTCGTTGTACTTGGTTGTCAGGGTCTCCACTGACGTAGTCTCAGCGTCTAGCTTGCCGAAGTATTCGGGAGCCAATTCATTGAGCTTGTTCAGGATTTCTTGCCGCTCCTCGAGGGTGTGGTTCTGATTCTTGTAGGCTGCAATAAGGTTCTTGACTGGTGTGGTCTGCTTCGCAATAGATGTGGCCGCAGTCTCGTTGGCTCTAGCCATACGCTCTGCTTGTGTCTGAACCTCCTTCATACCTCTCTCCAAGCCCATCAGGAAGGAGACAACAACGCTGACGGCTAGGATGGCCCCAAGGGCTGGTAGGAGGCTCGTGTTGATGGCCGCAGCTAGGCCTGGCGCGAGAATCGTCAATTGACTCCACATAGTCGCCAAGGCACCACTAATCACAAGCACGGGTCCAATAGCGGCAACGAGAGCACCGAAAACCACGATGACACCTTGCAAGAAGGCTGGCATCTTGGCAAAGCCATTGGTGATCATGATTAAGATCTCAAGCAGGAAGTTGAGAATAGGCAGGAGCGCCTTACCAATTTGAATGCTCAGGTTCTCGAGGGCACTGGTGAGCTTCTTTTGTACAGCGAAGGACGTGTCGTCCATCTTCTGCTGCATGATATCCAGAGTCCCCGCGCTGTTTCTGAGAGACTGGAAGAGCTTGTGGAACTCGTCACGGTTCTCTTGCAGTACGGGGATGGCTGTTGCAGCGCGGATGCCGAAGCGGTCAATGGCCTCCGTCATAGTCATCGTCCCATTGATGACCTTCAGGAACTCTTGCTCCACATCACCACCCTCCTGTGCAAGCTTGGCAAAGATCATACGGAGTCGCGTACCCGCGATAGACCCCTTGACGCCCGTGTTGGCCAAGACGCCCATGGCAGCACTAAGCTGCTCGAGACTGATACCGCTGACAGCAGCTTGGCTACCAGCATATTTCATGGTCTCGGCAAACGATTCAAAATCAAGAGCCGAACGACTGATGGCCACTGCAACGATATCGTTTACGTGCTCAATCTTACTTGCCTCGAGACCGAAGGTTCGTAGCGTAGCACCAGCAATCTCAGCGGAGCGAGGGAGAGACGCCCCCGTCACTTGAGCAAGACTCAACGTCGACTCAGTGACCTGATTGATTTCTTGGGCGCTGAAGCCGAGCTTAGCAAACTCCTCCTGAAGCTGACCAACACTACGTGCGGTGAAGATGGTCTTACTACCAAGCTCCTCTGCTTTCATAGTCAGCCTTTCAAGCTCACCAGCAGCCGAGCCACTGATAGCTGCCACGCGGGCCATCTGGTACTCGAACTCGGTAGCCGTCTCAGCTACACGTCGGCCTATCAAAGCCAAAGGCAAGCTGATGCCGATAGACATCTTCTTGCCAATGTCGCTCATCATGCGACCAGCCCTCGCGGTTCTTTTTGCTACGTCATCAAGACCCTTACTAAACCGCTCGTGGTCTAGGGCTATTTGTAGTGATAGTTTCGAATCAGCCATTGCTCAGTTTTGAACCCATCTTCTGCAACCACTCGATGTTTGCTTCCGTTGGGCGGATGTCTTTTTGTTTTTCGACACCATCCGAATAGGGATGGAAGTCTTGAGGCTTATATGGCGTAGGTCTCTTCTTACTATCTCGGTTTAGGTTGGCATGCATGCAGAGTATGCTCGATGTATGCCACCACAGCCGTGACTGCTCTTCTTTGATACTATTGCTGAAAGTCGTGTACTCCCAAAAGGTCATAGACCAAAACTCCTTAGGCCGAAGCCCCATAGACAGGCCCCCGTGATAGAGGCCTTGCCATGTTACGGGGTCTTGGTCTTTTTCACGTTTCCCAAGTCGTCGGCTTCAGATGGTTCGACGGGATCCTCGCCGCCCATAGCCACACTAATCAGCGTAGCGTATTCGGCAACGGTCTCTTCGTTCTCAAACATGTGAGCCGCAAACTGGTTAAAGTCTGGAAGCTGTGTCTTATCGTCCCCCTTATAGTGGAGGGCGTTGACCATCCCGTAATAGATGAGACGAGGGACGGCAGCGATTGGGTCGCGCTTAATCCACTCGTCCATTTGAGAGATGGTGAGAGCCTCAGCCTCGCAAACCAGTCGGAATGCATTCATGCTAAGGTGACACGTATACTTCTTTCCTTTGAAGGAAACCTGAAATTGACCTGACAACGTATTCATAGTGATTGAATTTACGCCACAAGATAAGCTTTATTGATTACGGAATGAATTCCAGCAGCTTACCAGAAATCTCGAAAGATGCTGAGTAGTCAACAAAGCCGTTCACAGGTGCATTAGCTTGGAGAGACAACAGATAGGCAGTACCAAACATGGCATGATCATCATAGTTGTCGGTAGACCAAGCTACGATAAGTTCGGTCTTGTTGGTCAGGTGATCAACAAGCTCCTCGATATCGAAGTTAGCATGACCAAGAGCAACTAGGCCATCGACCGAGATCGTGGCACTAGTCACTCCTGTTCTCTTGTTCTCTGTGCGAGACGCCTTGATGACTGGCTGTATGTACTTGCGCACTTCAGTGTTTATGCTGATGGTCGCATTGCTGCTGTACGCTACGGGGACCCATGTGAAGATATTAACCACACCGCCACCGCCAGGGTGGTTAGCAAAGGCTTCAAAAGTGCCCCAGTTGCTCATAGCGTTATCCTCAGCAGTCTCAGGGCTGCGGTCAATGAAGACACCGACGTTATTACCCTTAAGGGTTCCCGCTGTACTAGCCATGTCTTAGGCTGCGTTAATCTCGCTTACGTCGCCGTCAATCTCAATGGTGCAGCTGAACGTCGTAAAGTCGTTCACCCCTGCGCTAGCCTCCAAAGACGTGACAAAGCCTGACCCAGCCAAAGCATATTCGGATGCGTCATTGGTGGCCCATACCACCGTGACCTTCGTCTTGTCGATAGCCAAACCAGCCAAGAACTCGAGGTTGTAAGTGGCGTCCATAGCCACCACTCCCTCAAGGCTCATGCTTGCGCTCTGGGAGCCAATGCCGTAGCTGCGTGCGCTGCTACCGATGCCCTCAGAACCACCATTGGTCGTCTTGAACACGGTCTCGTAAGAGGCGTTGCTGATGCTGATGCTGGCGTTGGTGCTGGCGCCAATCAAATGGTAGTCAGTCGTGTTGATAACGTCTGGCGTCCCGCTTGTGATGAAGTCCGACCCGTCTGAGTTGGCGTTGCTGTCGTCAATGTAGAGACCGACAACATTACCTTGTACTGATCCTGTGATAGCCATGATTACGCTGCGTTATTCTTTGAAGCATCACCATCCAATTCAATCGTGCAAGAGAACGTGGTGAAGTCGTTTACCCCTGCGCTAGCTTCGATGCTGGTGATAAAACCAGTTCCAGTAATCTGCATGTCGTCACCATTGTTGGTGCCCCATACCACGCCGACCTTGGTCTTGTTGATGGCCAAGCCAGTCAGGTACTCAAGGCCGTAGGTTGCGTCCATTTGTACGACACCCTCCAAAGAGAGCGACCCACTCTGTGAGCCAATGCCGTAGCTACGTGAGCTACTGCCGATACCTGCGGCTCCAGCATTAGTAGTCTTGAAGTTAGTCTCGTATGACGCATTGCTGATGCTGAACGAGGCATTCGTTGTAGCGCCAATGAGGTCCCAGTTTGCGGTAGCGGGAGTCCAAGTGCCTCCTGCTGCTGCCGCTGGGGAGCTGGTGCTATCCACGTACAGGCCAACGATATTACCTTGTACGCTTCCCGATGTTGCTGCCATAGCTTCTGTGTTAGAATTTGAAAGAGAAAGTTCGATTTGATACGCGAGATGTCGACAAACTAGGTTGGATTACCCATCCCATTTGTCCATCTCAAGAGCGTAGATTGTTCTGATGATGTAGAAGTCGTCGAGTTCATGAGCGTCGGTCATGACGTCGACCAAGCTGATAAGCTTGATGTCGTAAGGCCCTAGACCGCTAACGCTGGCGCTGGGGTTCTTGTAGTTATCGAGGCGAGCGCGACAAGCCTCGTGGATGCGCCACGTTTGGTAGATGCTTGGATGCGTGATGTAGACCTCGATGTTGTAGGTCTCGAAGACCATGCCGTCCTTAGTGCGATCTAAGTCAGTGCTCAAGAGATTCACAATGATGTGAGGGCGCTCTATGGTCTGCTCACCCTTAACGGCTGAGATGTTTGTCGTGGGGACGAGGGTTGTGACGGCGTTATCCGTCATGAGCAACTGCATAACAACGTGAATCATGATCCGTACTTTTTCTTTATCGCCTTTCTAATCTTACCCTCAATGAGCTTTTTCATCTTCTCATCCAATCTTTTCTTGGCAACAGCCTCCAGACCAACCTTAGCTTTGGCTACGTAAGGGTTGGCTTTACGACCATGGAAGATGCGTGGCACAACAACCTTCTGTCCAGGGTTCTTTCTGTCGTCAAAGACAAAACGCGAGCCTGTCTTTCGTGGTCGCTTGACCTTTTTTGTTGTTCCAAGTTCGACCAAGTGAGAGTAGTTGATGCGCTTCTTGCTCCGCCCCCTGATGGTTGGCCCAACGCGGACACCATAGAATGACCCCAGCCCCGTTCTAGCCAAATCCGTAGTATTGATACTTGCCTTCAAATTGCCCGTCTCGCCCTTTGGGGCGTACATGCGCATGGCGTCACGGATAGGCTTAGCCGCGTGCCTACACGCTTGCTGCATGTAGTTCTTGCGGTCTTTTAAGTCAAGCCTCTTGAGGTCCTCAGTGAAGCGCTTAAATGCCGTCGTATCAAACTTGACGTTGGGGCTATATCGTCCGCTTGAAAGGCTCATGCTATCTCTGGTGTCCAGTTGTCTCTGCGCAAGCACAAGATGCGGACGTAACGATTGCGCTCCATCTCGTCAATACGAGTAATCTCGTAGTATTGACTCTTGTATTTTACGATGGCTCTTTCGTCGAAACCGCTCTGGATGCCTTTGATGTAGAACTCGGTTCTAGCCTCCACCACGAGTTGCTTGGCGTGGACCTCTTCCCCAATCGTAGACCACTCGATGTCCCTGCGGAAAGCCATGCACGTCCTGTGCAAGATGTAGCTGTTACGCGGCTCATTGAACGCGTCAGGCTGCACCGTCTTAGGGGTGTAGATTTTGATCTGCCTATCAAATCGACCGAGGTTCAGGTTCATGCGAATGATTGTTTGCGGTACTTCTCAAGGAGGTACTTGCTGTTCATAGGAACCTCGAAAACTCGGCTGTATCCAACATCCTGACGCATCTCGTACAAATGCCCCACAATCATGAGTCCAGCTTGCTTGACTAGCTTGGGTGTGGTGGTGTACGATGACGACCATGACACCTGAAGCCACTCGGGGTCGTTGTTGACGTTGTTGAGGTGTACGCTGTCGGCGAAGACTATCTGACCTGGGTACGCCTTACTGGTGGATTTGTAGTCAGACGTGTCAAGGGTCTGGTAGGTGCCGTCTTCCAACTTGTGCTGGACCGTGGGTAAATGAGTTAGGTTGGCCTGACGGAAATGCAATACGCGGCTGAAGGTGTCGGTATATCCTACGTGGTTGTAGGTCCCGAACCCAAAGCCGAGGATTTGTTCACATGCTTCCTGAGCTGCATCAATCAAGGCATCGACATACGTATCGTCCGTGCTGAAGTCGATACGGATATGGTCTTTAGCCTCATCGGTAGTAATCCAGTCAGATGTGTTGGCGATTCTTGAGCTGCTGTAGAAGTCCATGTGCGGTGTTTTGAGAGAAAAAAGGGGAGGGACATTCCCTCCCCCTTTCGTGTTTATTCAGTCAGCTATTACGCTGCGAAGTTGTCATCGAGGAGCAACTTGGTGAAGGCACCTGCGTACATAGGCTTAGCCTGAGCGTACACTTGGGCCACCATCCGCGTGATGCCCTTAGGAGACTCGGTGTAAGGATCAATCAAGAGATCCAAGCCATTCCAGTAGCAAACGGCTGCGTGAGAGAACTCACCGAACACCAATGCCACGACACCAGCGGTAGCGTTGCTCAATTCAGCGATGTTGGTAGCGCCAACGTTGTACCCGTAGAGCTGGCCGTTCTCGATGAACGCCTGACCTGAGCCAGTACCGAACTTACCCTGACCCGCCAAGAGGGCGCGCATACCAGGAGTGGTGACGTAAGCGCAGTTGTTGCCCAAAGCGTGAGCATCGCCCACAATACCTTCAAGCTCTGTCAACTCAGCGTATGTCGGCAAAGCAGCAGTCGTACCAGCCGTAGCATCGTTAGCAATAGTGCCAACCACCTCTGAGAAGAACATGCGGTCCACAGCAGAGCCGATTTCATCGGCAATCTGACCAGCCAAGACAGCCTCCAAGCTTCCGTTGAGCTGAGCCAACGTCTGGTTAGAGACATCGAGGCGAGCACCAACACGCTCGGGAGACATGGTCACAGCAGTATCCAAGCCAGGAGACGCGGTAGCGCTGGTGGCCTCATCCGTGTGGAGGGTAGCAGCAGCCTTCAACTTAGGGAACTTGATGTCGCCTGACACACCCGTGATGCGCTGAGCACCCAATGTCTCGATGAGAGGCTTAGGCACCAAGGCAGCCAACGTGCTGAGCTGCTCTACACCCGCAACAGAAGTAGCGAGACCCACAGTACGCTGCTCGAAGATGGGAATCTGGAGGTTACCAGTAGTGGCCACACCAGCGTTCTTAGCTTGGTTGCGAGCCTCTTGGTGCATCTCTGCTTCCAAGCCCGTCAAGCCACGTCCGCTAGCGGCCTCTTGGATAGCCTTACCGAAGCTGTAGCTACGCTGCACCTTTGCGATGTCGCGGTCCTCAGCGGTCTCGCTAGCCGTCATAGCTGCGTTGCGGGCCAAGATAGCCTCTGTCTTTTCCGCGTTAGCAATTTTGCCGTCGAGGTCGGCAATTTGATCATTGAGGGTCGCTTGACGCGATTCCTCATCTTGGGTGAAGTCGCGGTCTGCGGCCTTGGCACCCTGAACGAGCGCCTCAAGTTCTGCGACTTTGGCACCGCGCTCCTCTTTGAGAGAGAGAGAGTTTTTCATCCTGTTAGGATTTGAGTTTGTGAATGGACAATTGTGCCTCGGCCAGCTTCACAAGATGAGCCTTGGAGGTGGGAATTTCTGTTTCCGATTGAGACTCGAGAGCACCAATCATGTCGCGCATAGCGACCGAAGTCTGTGGGTAGGCTGGAACCGAGACTACTGAGACGTCGATGAGACGTCCGATTTTCTCGATACGACGGAGGTAGCGGCCATTGTCTTGGCGCTCATACTGATCCTCTCGCACGGTGAAAGCAAAGCTGCTGCCCTTGATGTCGCCTCGCTTGATGGATTCTTCCAAGTCGCGGGCATACGTCTGATTACCAAGACGGAAGGTGTACTTCAAGCCCTTCTCGTCAATCTCCATACGGAGGGTGCCCTCACCGCCTGTGCTGCGGGCGAGGACCATGTTCATGTCGTGGTTGAACAAAGCAACCACGTCGTCATTAAGGCTGTCGTTGAACGCGTCGCGGCTGATGACCTCGTCGACTTCGCCAATGCGTGTCTCTGCGTCAAATACAGCTGCGTAGCCCGTCACAATGCGACCGCCATCATCGTCGTCACGGAACTCAATGTCCGCGCAACGTCTTTCAAAGTCACTCATAGCGTTGCTCTTTTTTTCTTGTTGTTTGATTTTACTAGCACACCAGTTGCGCATGCTAGTTCCGCCCCAAGCTGCTGGATATCCTCCGTAGGTCTCAGCCATCGCCATTTTGATTGTGGGAGTTGGTGACGCTTTGAGCATACGACTGCATGCTGTCAAGTGGGATTTGGTTGATTTGAACCAAATGCTGATCACCCTCTGGCACCTTGTTTTTGTCCTCCATCGCCCGAACCTCGTTGACACTGAATACTCCAGACATCAAGAGAGTTTGGTAGTAGTTGGCACGAGCCTGCATATCGCCACGCATCAAACTCATCATGTTGAACTTGAACATGCGCTTACCGCGCTCCGACTTTTTCAGCAGCTTCTTGTTGAGTTCTTGCTCAATGTTTTTGAGCCAAGGGGCAATCGTGTGCTTAGCAAAGAAGAGGTCTTGCTGCTCTTGGTTGCTGTACTTGACGTTTGCGTCCATCTGAACCATGCTCGTGGGCACGTTGAAGATGCGGCAAACCTCCTCTACCTGGTACTTGCGAGTCTCCAAGAACTGACACTGATCGGGCGGGATGCCCACTCGCTCGTAGCGCAACCCAGCCTCAAGCACAGCCGTGCTGTGTGCCGCGTTCATGCCGTGGTATTTAGCGTCCCACGTCTGCATCAGTCGGTTGTACTGCTCCTCAGTCAGGATTTTGTCCGTATGCAATACGCCGCTCATGTTACCGCCACTGCCAAAGAAGCTGCTGCCATACATCTGTGCAGCATACCCTAGTGAGATGTTTTCCATGTGCTCACGAATGGGTGACAACCCACGGAAGCATTCCACCACAAGTAAGTCCTCGTTGTAGTAGGCATCGCTGTGATCCTCATGGATGTACATGCGACGACCATCAATGTACTTCATCTTCACCTTTGTGGGTGAGAGGAGTTCGAGGCTTACGGGGTCGCCAGCGATATTGCGCTTGATTTCGGCATAACCGCATCCGTGGATGAGCGCATCGCTAACGAGATGCTGGAAGAACTGGAATGGATTCCAGTACTCACTTGGCGCCTGAGACACCAAGTACAGACTTGGGTGAGCATCAAGCATAATCTTGCCATCACGGTCGCGCTCATACAAGTGCAAGTCCATGCTGGCGATGGTGCTGCTGATCTTGTTCACACAAGCGTATACAGCGCTAACCGCTAACGCTCCGTCCTCACTAAGTGAGAAGCCAGTCGTAGTCGGCACGAAGGGGAACGACGCTCCCATATGCACGTTGGCAAATGAACGCTCCTCCGTATTTTCTTGCCCGCCAAATGCCTTGCGGATGCGGGCCAACAGGCCATTGCGGTTCTCAGCCATGTTCGCAATAATACGTAATGCAGGACAACTTTTGTCTTACTTTGTTCGACTCTTCAGGAGCCGTCTCATAATCGTATGGAAGCTCTGGTAGCAGCTGTACCTCGTTCGTCCAAAGATGCGCTCGAAGTCATCCTCTACGCTGTAATACGCATCGATGTTTCGTTTGTGCTGATAGAGGCGCCGTTGGTATTCATTCAAGAATCCTTCGGGGCTGCTTAGCTTCTTGGCCAAGGCGAGTTCATCCTCGCATGTGCGCTTGGGTTTCATATGAATCGTATGTTGAAATCGTCAGGAAGGGTATTGTCATCATCTTCATACGTCATAGCCTCTCCGATGGCACACACCAGTGCCACTACGCCGTCTATCTTATCGCCACTTCTTGCTTTGTCTGGTTTCATGTTTAAGGCTGGGTCGTAGGCGACGCTAACGTTGCCAATCATCCAGCGGAGAACGGGATCGCCCTCGTGATTAATCTTGCCCTCAAGGACCAAGCGATACAGCTCTTTCATGGGTGCGCTCATGCTGACGAATCCCATGCCCATGGGACTCATCTCCACCCCGTCGTTTTGTAGGTTGATGACGAGTTGCGTGGAGTTGTATCGGTCGTAGGCGATGCTCTTGACGTTGTACCTGCGCATGATGCAGTCCTCGTCAAACTTGACTTGACCATTCTCGACATAGTATCCGCTGATGGCCTTGCGGATGTAGTCGTAGTCGCATACGTTGCCTGGCGTGACGGTCACCTCTGTGGCGTCTTTGAGCTGCAGGTAGATGGTATTCTCGTCTTTGTAGAGTCGCTGCTCAACAGCAGCCTCTGGTAGCCAGTAGAAGCGCTTGGTGTCGTAGCCGCCATCCTCACGCGGGAAGGCTAGGCATAGTGCGCTCCAGTCGTTGACACTTGCCAAGTCAAGTCCGCCATAGCAGATTTGGCCCTGTTCGGGAGTGAAGCGCTGGTGGTCATTGTCCATCCAAACCTCATCCTGTATCCAAGTAACCTCGCTGCGGACCCAGAGGTTGCAATGCTTAGTCTTGAAGTTCACCTCCTCCGCGCCACCATAGTTGCGTGCTTGGACGCTCTGCTCACGCAAGTAGTCCATGCTGATGCTCTCGTGTAGGCTAGGGTTGGCTTTGATCCACACCTCCTCGTCCTTCCAGTCGTCGTCATCATCAAGTTCGTAGATGAGAGCAAGCAGGCTCTCGTCCTCCTTCTTGCCGTCTAGCACCTCCTTGCATGTCCTGGCCAACTGATAGCATGGGCCATCAACATTAAAGCCTGCCGTGGTGATGGTCATCATAAGTGGCTGTAGTCGCGAACCCATAGAAGACTTTAGCACGTTGTATACGTGGCTGGTGGGGTGAGCGTGGTACTCGTCGACAACAGCAAGATGGCTGTTTAGTCCATCCAAGCTGTTCTTGTCGCTGCTCAACGGCTCCGCCTTGCTGTTGGTCTTGGTCACATGCATGTTGGCACGGTGGCATCCAATACGCTTGTTCAAGATGGGGCTGGCCTTGACCATGCGCTGCGCCTCCTCAAATACGATGCGGGCTTGATCACGCTTCACAGCAGCGTAGTAGACCTCGGCGCCAGGCTCATTGTCGAAGTCGAGCATGGCTAGGCTCAACCCACTAAGCAGAGTGGACTTGCCGTTCTTACGCCCGACCTGTATGTAGGCCGTCCTGTATTTGCGGTATCCGCTGTCGGCGTGGTGCCAGCCGAAGATGTTGGCTACGATGAACTGCTGCCATGGCAGAAGTATGAAGGGTTGCCCAGCAAACTTGCCCTTGCTGTGACGTAGGAACTGGTGGAAGAACTCAATGTAGCGCTGCGCCTTATCAGCGTCAAAGACATAGCGCTCGTCCTCGAACAAGTCGAAGAACTTCTCACATGCGAGCTTAACGTACTTCGATGACGCTATCTTCCCCGAGGTGATGTCGTCCGCATACTGGGCATATGTCGGTAGCGTACTCATTCTTTCTTGTGGGCTTGTCTGCCGCTAACCCTAGCATGACAGAAGTCGCACAGCCCCCTGATTGTTTCGATGTCGTAGA